TGTTTATTGGTCACATCCACATAATAGTTATCCAGTTCTGTAATCATAAGACCAGCGACCTCGTCCACAATGGTGTCCGCCTGTTTCATGTCGGCTTTGGCTTGTCGCTCCATATGGATTTCTTCGGGCACCTCACGAACAACCTTGTTCTTAGGAAACTCGATTACTTTATTTGTCATTGTTATTCCTTGTTATTAATTGTAATGAATAGTAGCAGCAACACCGAGAGTGTTGCAACCACATATCCCATGTATATCCATGCCCACATGAACGCTTCTATCATTTTACCACTCTCAAAAGGATCGTATCTGTATTGATACGACCAGTTGCTTTCTGTTCGGTCGTTGTGATATTATCCATCACTTTGCGTAGATAGATTTTACCACCCTCAAGAAGAGGTTTAATGACTGATTCTGGTTTGCGGAGTTTCTTCGTAATAGAAGTTTCTGCATCAAATCCCGTAAGCGTAGTCCCTCTGACCGAAAGGCCTGAATTACCCACGGCATTATACACAGAAAGATTGCGAGTCTTAACATTGTAAGCCCAAAGTTGCGAAGCACCAATAATCTCCTTAGGTTCGACACTCGTTAGAGTATCTGCGGATTTACAATAGTTTAGTTTAGCAACAAGAACCGAAGCCGGCTTGACCTTCTTCTTACGAGGCTTACGCACCGCAAGGCCAGCACTTTCGAGTTCCGTCATATGGTCGACAATTCTCTTTATGAAAATCGCCATGATTTTAAGAACTGGCTTACGCCAATGCTTATACGCTTCCACCAGGTCAGGGTCTTTGCCTTCAAGGGCTTCGGCGATTTCTGCAAATTGAGGACGGAATTTGTCTGCAATCCTCTTCGCAATTTGCGGTTTAATTCCCTTCTCAAGGGACCACTTCTTAACGTCAAACTGAATGACTCCTTCTTGAAAGAACACATCCAGTTGTTCATCAAGTTCGCCAATCAATTCGGCAGCCTTATTGTGGATGCGGTCTTGGATTGAGATAACCTTAGCGACTTGTTCAGTGACTTGTTCAGTGTCATCCGATACATCTGCAACCAATTGCTCAATTCTGGTAACGCATCGATCCCACACACCGTCAGGTAGAGTGCTACCGTGATGGAGTAGACGACTGTTCCAACCGATGTTATGAAGATTGATGGCATTGATTTTGGAGAGTTTTCTGATTGTGTCTTTGTTATATTTGATATGCTTGAGGTAGGAGATTGTGAAGTTCTTGGCGTCTTCACTGCCATAGAAATAATTGAACCATGTATATGCTTTCGCTAGATCAATCTGTGAAGCATTTTCATCCACAGTCGGTTCAGAACCTAGATACTTTTCATCCGCAAACTTAGGGCGTCTAACGGCTGCCGTTTTCACTTTTTTCTCCTTATCTGTCACGATGTTGTTTCCACAACTCATACAGTTCTTTTTCTAATCTTAATGCTTCTTTTTCCCACGGTAGTTCTTTGTATGGCACTTTCTTATCGCTAAACATAACGCCGTTCCATTTCTGGTATGGTCCATTCATTTCTATGAGTTGACCTCGGACATATTGTTTAACGTGAACAAGTTCATGTGCTAGTGTTCTAAGCATAAAAGGGCGACCGAAGTCCGAATCCATCTCTATATCAAACTCACGATGCCTATCAGACCTAGCATCATCGTCGGTATAGGTGCATGATCCAAAACAGTCGGTGCCCTTATAATAACCGTTTTTCAGTCTGATAACAATCTTCACATTTTTACTTAGTCTTTTAGACAGAAGATGGTCACAGAAGAAGGCAGCAGATTGTATTAACTCTTGTCTGGTAATCTTTTTAGGATGTCCGTGTAATACAATCTTTGCCATATTCTCCTCAGGTGAAAATGTGTCCATAGTCCTTGAACTCGTTGATCACACAGATTCCATCCTCAAGATATTCATAATCATAACCCATTTCCTCCGCAAAGTCAAGGGCCTCGTTAAGTGTATAGAAAACTTTGGCTTCTCCGAATACGGAAACGATAGAAGGAATATCTCCTTCATAACGGCATAGTTCCTCATTAAACTTTCCGTAAATGTTGTCAATAGCCTGTGCATACGTTACACGATACTCAGGACCCTTTTCTGTTATTGTCAACAGAACATAGATGCCGTTATCAGCAGACATTATTCCTCGTCTCCTTCAACTTCTTCAAAGAAGGTTGATTTGATTAGTCGGATGAACCATGAAATCATAAATGGTGCCCAAAGAGGAGCAAGCACCTCGATCCAGGTCCAGTTAGCAAGGTGATCCGTTAGTTTTAGGCCAATGAGCAATAGTGCCAGACCATCCATAAAATCTAAACCATCGGATGTTGCTGATACATTGATAATCTTGGCTTTGTCCATACTCTTCATATTTCGGATTCCTTCCGGTAGATTAACAGGCATTACTTCCTCTTTCTTCCTTTGAGACGACGAGCCTTGCGTTTTGTTGAACCAATCTTACGGCGACCCTTGCGAGGTCTATTTTTATGCGGCCATGCCATATACTACTCCTTCAATAGTGTTTTCACGGAATCATAACGAAATGACCGCCAGCCATTTGCATCAATATCCCATACTGCCTGAACATCATCATTTAGTTGGCGAGCAGGCTTGGCTACCTGTCCGTCATACTCTGATAGCACCTGTGGCACATACAAGTCCGATAGGGTTGCTCGCATGGTGCGTTCGGTACCATCCTTCTTTTCAAAGACAACGGTAACAACACCGTTCTTCAAATCTTCCTTTAGAGCATACTTGTCAATCATAGTTTTCCTTCCTCATGTAGATTCGATAACTCATTATACAATAAGGAAACATTTTTGTCAACCCTCTTATTTACATAAAATCCTTTATGATGTTTTCTTTGCTTTGTGACTGTTCTTGACAATGCTGACATATCTAATCCACTATCTCTACAAAACTGTAGTAGATTGTCTGTCATTACTATATCTTTGTTAGGACAGACAACTTCATAATGATATCTTTTCTTTGATTCAAAGGCCTTCTTACTAAGAGGTTTACCTTTTTTGATAAAAGATATGCTTCTACCTCTTTTCTCAAGTTGTTCTTTACTGAATATATATCCTGTTGTGCCTTCACCACCATCCGTTTTGTTCCTTAGGATGCCTTCACCTTTATCTTGGCGACCATACCAACGAATATAAAATCTTTCCAACGCCAAGGCACCGATTTCGGTGAGATTGGACTCCATAATCACTATTAGAGATTTGTTCTTTGGGGTTTTTGCGTTGTTGTTTTTTGTATGACTTTGTGTATTCCACGCCCTTCCATCTTTACCTTTTCCAATATAATACGGTGTTAGATCCGTTTTACGGAGATATGCGTAGACGTAAAAACCTGTAGGATAAATAGACATGCTGGCGCTCCTCTAAAGCGTTAGAGTAGGCAGGATTGCCGTCCGTGGCCTACACATCTATTTATCATTCATAAGTTTTTCAAGTTCCGCATATCCACCAATATAGTCTCCATTTATAGTGATCACGGGAAAAGTTTTTGCGGTAGGAAATAGTGCCTTTAAAGTCTCTCTGGAAAAGTCAGTGTCAAGTTTATATTCAATGAAAAACTTTCCTTGGGCACGAAGGAGTTCCCTTGCCTTGTCGCAGAAGGAACAGTCTTTTTTGGAATACATTACAATCGCCATCATAACCTCATTTATAGCATATTCATTTAGGAATGTCAAGAGATTTTTTTATGTGAGATTTCCTTACTCGGATCATTATCCACTCGTTATAATAGTCCTCGGAAATTAAAGCACCTCGGTCAAATTGTTCCTTCGCTTCCATATACGAAGCCTCACCCTTGCTCTTACATAGATAGAGGATTTCTCTTGTGAACTTTTCTTTGCCGAATAGATCAACATGCGAAAGGAGTTCTTTGTTGGAACCATAGTAATCAAGCCAATCTGAATCAACCTGTTTTTTTACTCGCTTGCCCTTTTTCTTGGTGCTGCGAGTAAACTTAAA